TGTCGCTAAGAAGGCTGCTGAAGCCGCTATTGACGCAGCAATGGCATCAGGAGGTGAAGGATTCAACTTTCACAATCTCCATCATGAAGGTGCCCGTGTTCCTGTCTCAGCAATGCAGAATTTGCTAGATGGACAAGGTGGTAAAATCAAAATGAAAAAAGTTGGAAAGACTATAAAGAAAATTGCAGGAAACAAGAACGTTCAGTCAGTTGCTAAGAAGGCTGCTGAAGCCGCCATTGACGCAGCTATGGCATCTGGAGGAGAAGGCCTGTACGCAGGACGTGGTGCATCAGGTGGATCAGCAAAGAGAAAGGTAATAGATCTCATTGAAGACATTGGCGAAAACAGACCACGCAAAAGAGGAGAATCAAGAGTTCGCCAGGCTATAGACATGATTGAGTCTAAGCTATCAAACAGAGGTAGAGGATTTGTAGCTGGAGGGGCTATAGGACCGAGCCCAGGAATGACAGGGATCACTAACGTAGGCGCTGGTGGTTCCCTTCTTTGCATGAGAAACCCTGCATTGAGATCTCAAGCAGACAGCGAAAACTTCTTTTTCCACACAGAATTTCCGCCTGCTTTAGCAGAAAGAATGGAAGGGTCAGGAATTTACGCGTAAGTTTAAAATACAGATAATATTATATTTAGAGAGTATATAATGTTAACGAACGATCAAATAGAGACTTTAGCACCTAAAATGAACATACCTTTAGAGTTCTGTGGATTTAAGGATATGCTTCCTAAGAAACTAAAGCCGAACAAATATTATTGCGTAAACTTAGAGGATGGTGTGGGCGAAGATGGAGAAGCAAATGAAGGAAGTCACTGGGTTGGATTTCAATGCAGAGTACCAAACAACGGACATAAGTCGTGCGTTTACTTTGACTCTTACGGAAAAGGACCTCCTAAGATAGTAACAAAATTAATAAAGGACAATTTTGGAGTTGCGCCGTGGCACCCTACTAAAGACGTACAGAGTCTCGTCAATGAAGCTTGCGGATTTTATCAACTTGCGTGGGCACATTATGTGAACGACAAAAGATTTGCTTCATCTTCACTTAAAAAGGACACAGAAGAGTTCTTATCTCCTTTCGAAGACCTTAATAGCAGTTTAGACTACAAGAAAAATGAGTGGATATTAAAGCATTTCTTTCTAAGCAAGGACAAGCCTAAGAGAGTACCACTACCAAAAGAGCTTTTAGGGACAATTTTGTCAGATGAACAGGAACCGGGAGAAGAGACAGTAAGGGGGTAAATTGTCGAGTGAAAAAAAAAGTTGCTTTTTTTCTGAAATCCACGTCGATTCATTATCAAACCCCATGCCATTACGGAGAAACAGCACTAGAAATCGGGGTCCTCCCGTGTGGTACGGAAGTCCACAGACTTCAGAGACTCAGCTAGAGAGACTGGTAGAGTATACCAAGCCTCAAAAGAGAGGAAGGAATTGTACGTTCGAATCTCCTCCTTTTCACAAGGATCTGAAAGAAAAGGCATCTTTGTTTATAGACGCAGAGTTTGGTAAAGGTTACGAGAACGAAGAGAAGTATGCAAACAATGTCTGGTATTCCTACTGGAACAGGTACGGAAGGAAGGACATTTGCAGAAGTCCTACTATAGAGGACAAGTGCTTTGTATGCAAGGAAGACTTCGACTTAGAGGCAGGGGATTTCCCAAAAGTTTGCGGTGTGTCAGGATGCCCGAAGGTGTACCACAGAAACTGCTGGGACTACTTTCAGATATTCAAGCATACTTCTTATTTCGAAGAAGTGTACTACAGATTTATGGAGCACGAAACGGAGAAGTCCATTGTATCCCTGAAAGAACACATAGATAGAACTTCGAAATTCCGCTGTGGTAAAGACGTGAAGATGAACCAAGACTGCATTTGCCCAAGACATTACTGTAACCAGTGTAGACTACTGAAGTACGAAAATATGGGCTTTTGCCCTACTTGCCCTGGCTCTTATTGCTCAGATTGTATCGGATCAAACAAAGAGCTTCTGTGCAGAGTTTGCGCTACTATTCCTGTCGTATTGGATGCGCCAGAAATGAAGATTTAATTACTATATTTTTATACTAATTAAGAGATTAAGAGAAAATGGCCGGTGCCAATATTGTCATTGAATTTTTCTTTATATTGTTATTTTTGAATTTACACTCTTGCACCAGTAAGAACGTCAACGGATACCTGTACCCCGTATTCTATGAAGCACAAGAATTGAACACTAGATTGAGACATGTTAGTACCTTGGATAGAAATACTCTTGGGAACAGCCTCATCGATAGGAAGCATGCGGCTGCAGTTGACGTAGTAGTATCCGTAGGATTGTTGCCAAGACATAAAGTCAACGAGACCGCTTGTAAGACCATCAGTCAAGTTAGCGTTTACAGAGTTGACACCAACAAGTTGGTTCAAGAATTGCTCGAAGTTGTATTGTTGTGTATTGTAGATCATGTTTTGACCAGCAACAACAACGTTGAAGTTGCGAAGAGCAACCATTGGACTTACTGGACCAGTTCCAGCAGGATCGAAAGGACTCTGGTAAGGAGGATAGAGAACGCTGTTAGCACTACCAGCTGGTGTTCCAAGTTCGCCCTCAGTTCTGATGTTAGGGAAGAACGGGAGGATAAGGACGCTCTTTACGTTACTTATACCGTTGGTTAAAAGGAAATTGAACTGACCGTCTCTGTTTACTGTTGTAGTGGTAAATTGGTATATGTCTGTGTATACGATTGATTTAGTTGGTCGAGACAAATAAGCTTCTTCAAAGCTAGGATTAAAAGTGAATGCAGGGACGTAAAGTTGGCAGGATCTGTCAAGGGCAGTAGCAGAGAAGGACGTAAGTGAGTTTCTCTGGGTTTGGCTGATAATAGTGTTACCTACGTTGAGAGTAATTCTTGCAGTTAGATCTGTGAGGGGAGTCTTTGCGAAACCAGCTGCTCCTGTCGGAAGGAACGAAACACTTTGGTTTATTCCTGATGATCCCTCGGCAATTGTCTGCATGTTTGACTTTAGGGCTGTTTCTGTGGATGAGACGATGATAGGAGAAATACCACCAAGAGGACTGGTAATAGAAACAATCTTCTGAGCACCAGTACCTGAAAGCATAGTGAGAACAACCTCAGGCTGGTTAAGGTTAAGAGTAAGTCGGAAGAAAACACCCTTAAGGAGGGGAACTTGGCTGAAGAATGGGTGTAAGTGTTTCAACATAATGATAGCCTCAATTTGGTACACGATACCTGTGTAGTTCTGAGCCGGAGCTGCAGCTTCGCTTCTGTAAGTCTGGAAAACTCTTGACCGCCACAATTGGTCCATTGCTGCTGCAGTTTGAAGAGTGGAGAATTGCTCACCTCCAGCTCCACCAGCAACTGAAGAGGGGTTAATAAGTGTGTTAGCGAAGCGTGCAAGCATACCAGGGTTACCACCGACTGTTCCAGTTAGAGGATCAATTTGTCCGTGCAAAGCACCGGCAGTAATGTTGTTGCAGACACCTTGTCCTGATTTGCTGTCGCCTGACTGGAATGACCAACCTTGGGCCGCGTCTGGGTAGAAACCAATAGTGGATGCGTTTAATTCAATGTCACTTATGCTTAGTGTGGTCATTAAGCCGAACATAGACCACATGCTTTGCCACGGTGTTTGTTGAATAATCGTTGTTCCTGCATAATCGAGAGTCATTGAGTGAATCATATTACCAAACCATGACTTAAGACCTACGCAGAAAGTCTGTGCTTCACCACCTGGTGCGTCTCCAACACCAGCATCAATGTCACCTAAGTAGTTGTCCAATCCTGGTTGGGAGGCAGCTATTGTGACTGATCCTACTGCGTATGTTCCACCGACAATAGTGCCGTCTAACTCCAAGTATGTTCCTTCTTCGTTCATACCAAGAATCGTGTAAGTTGTACCTCCAATAGAAACTTGGCTGCTGATGTAGCCTCTTGATAGGGCATCTGCTGCCGCTAAAGGACCAAATACTGTACCTCCAGATAAGTCCTGTACAACAGCTACGGTGTTAGCATAAGCTGCTACAGTGACAATTGGTGCTGAAACAGCTAGAGTTAGGGGCATAGTGATGTAAGCTTCGCGGTACGCCATGTACTTGTTACTGTTGGCAAGCTGGGAAGTGTCGATAACAAGTTGGTTACCTCCGTAGTTACCGTTCTGTTGATCCTGGATGTTTAACCAGTCTCTCTTTACGAATACAGAAGGTGACCCTTCGGTCATTTGTGACATGTCAAATACGAGCGAGTCTCCGGACATTCTATACACATCCACCAGAAAAAAAATTCAAAGAACGCACGTCTAAATAGAAAAGACAATGGGCTTGTTCTCTTTAAGCTTCTTCTTTTTTGCGGCTTTGTCATCCGTTTTGAGTTTACCGATTTTGTCCTGGAGACGACCAGACAGTTGTAGTTTGTCTCCTACTTTTTCTGCTACTCTTTCCGGGACAGCAAACCCTGTGCCCGGAACAATCTGAGCGTTACCTGATTTTAGCTTGGACTCGTTGTGAATGAGAGTCGCTGCTCCCATGGCTAGCGGCCTGTATAAATATTGTGGCATTTATATATTGTCACAATATTTTAGATTTCCTTTTCTTTCTCTTTTCTTAAAATTGTCCTAAAGTCGTACAAGGTCTTCACCATATTGTTAACAGAATTAAGCTTCTTCTTTATAGGTCCTTCCTGTTCAAGGGTAGGAGCTTCCTTTAATTCGCTAAACAGCTTAGTCTGCTCTTGAGTGAAGTCAGTTATGTACTGGTTTATTTTATTGTCGTTGAGTCTGTCCATTTACACTATTGCTACATAATCTAAATCCTTTATGGACCAATGCGCCTGTGCAAGTTGTGATGATGCGTGTCAGACTGATTGTTCATAGGGTTGTTCCCGTATCTTTGCATTTCCATTGATGACGGCTTGCCGCTTGTTGTTGTACTGCCTATATTGGGGTGCTTGTCTTCATTGTCTCTAATTATCAGGGTTATCACTGTGTTCGGATCTTGCAAGTATATTGGTTGACCTTGAACGTCTGTGAAGGTAAGAATGAGCTGGGCAGCCTGTCCAGGCATAAGTTTGTTCCAAGCGTACTCTGGAGCGTCAATTGTAATCAATTCTCCAATGCCTACCTTTGCCGGTACAGGGTACAAAAATGTTTGAGGGTTGGTGTACGCATTGGAAATAAGGTTACAGTTTAAGAAAATTACGTTGTTTGGCTGCACGTTTGGTGCTTGTGTTGACACTGCGGAGGCGTTACCGTTCGGGAATGCTTCAACTGTCGTATATACAGACTGGCCAGGTCCAGGAAGGTAAGTGTTGTCTGCAAAACCAACAAAAGCGCTAAAGTTAGCAGGAAAATACCATCCAGGTGCTTGCAATGTTCCAATAGGAGGTGCGCCACCGTTTGCTCCAATTGGTGTGTAGATACTATTAAAGAGACCACCAGTTGGTGCCGTGTATCCTGCCGGAATAGATCCTGCAGCTCCACCAACGTCCGGGAGCGTGAATGAGTTAACTTGAACGGCGTATCGAGTTGGATTCGTCTGCATTTGAATAAAGTACACGTACTCTGAGGTGGTAGAGTTGATGAGATAGTAGTTGTTGTCGATGCAAAATTGCTGTAAGTAAGAGTTAATATCGGCGACCTCGTACAAACCATTTGGTATTACAATATCGATTTTAGTTTGACTTGTTGTGTTTGCTCCTCCAATTTCTGTCATTGCTGGCCAAATTACAGACAACGTGTTGTTTGCTAAAGGCTGATCGTTAATATTTTGCCAAGAGTAATACATGTACAAGTCCACTAGTGCAATCTCTGCACCTTCCAAGTTCTTACTACCAGGAATATTGTACACAAACCTGTTGTTATCAGATCCGGTCACATTATTTCTCGTTAAAGTAATCGTGTGCATCCTATAATTTTATTAAAGAAATTATTTACTAATATTTACCCTTTAAACCTTCCACCACGGTTTCCTCTTCCGCTGCAAGCTTGGCAGCAGCCAGTTCCTTGACTAAGACCTAGTGGCAGTCTTGCTCCAAGTCTCAATGCCTTTTGAATGTTGTCGTGAAACCTTCCTTCTCCTCTTACGTTTCTGTATGTTCGTACGTTGCTTGCTCCAAAGTAAAATGGCTTCGTAGCATAAACGTCCTCTGGTACTCGGCCACCTTGTAGTCTTGGGTTATTGGGAATTCTTCCTTTGTCTATGTCGACAATAGAGTGTAGTCTGTTAAGAGACGGTAGCGTCTCTGAAGGATAAAATGGACTGATAAGATTTCTCATCCTATAAACACTACGCAGATATTTTTTTAAGATTTAAAGCACTTCTGTATCTACTTGACTATCTGCAGATGATACTAAATCAAACTCTGATGCGCTGTCTTCCGCGACAGCCTCAAACTTAATCCTAAAACTCCTAATGAACTTCTGTCTGTGTGACTCGTAGAGGAGCTCCAGTCTTTCCTCTACGTGAAGTTCAAGACTCTGCTTCATAGCGGAAGGTTGAGCGTCTCTGCTGTAGCGAGTGCTACCAGGCAAACAAGAAAAGTTCTCTGATCTGCGTATGTGAGAAACTGCGTTAGCAATTGTCATATCTCTGTCCCATCCAGCGTAGGGAGGATCTTCTACTTTTCCTTCTGGGATATAGAAAAGCTCGTGAAATAGCCTCACTACTAGGACACTCGATTCGCAGTAGTTCTTTGATCTCAGCTTTACGTGCTCTGGAACAAACTTTGCTATGTTATAGTCTGCGTCTCTTAATTCTTTCAGAGATTCCAACAAGATGTGCAAGAAGGCAATTCTTCTTTTGATCCACCACTGTTTGTCTTTCAGCTCTGTTCTGAGAGGATACACGTGCTTGTTTTCCTCTTTTGCTTTCTCTAGCTTCTTTTCGTCTGCTGTGAAGTGGGAAACAAAGTGGTAGTCTATTACTCTCTCTGCTTCCGCTTCTCCACACGTCTCTGCGAAAGGCGGTTTGCTGTTAGTTTCCAGCACCATAGTAAAGTCTATAGTCATAGGTTTTGACTTTTTGAAGAGCTCTCTACTCGATATTTCTCCTCCTCCTGTAAAGTCCTTCACTACACTGTTCTGTATAGGCAAGTTCTTTGGTGGTTCTCTGAAGACTGTATACCTAGACTTATTCAATGAAGCAATAGCTGAGTTTGCTTCTGACGACGACTTCTTTCTCAGGTCCTCAGTGAGAATAGTAGTCACTGCAGTTGTATAGTAGTCACCTAGCAATATCTGCATAGCAGAGTTGAGAAGAGACTTGCCGTTTCTTCCGCTTCCGTTAAATACGAAAAACTTCTCTAAGCAGCGTCCGCTAAGACCAGATGCCATGATCATGAGATTTAACTTGAGATCTTCATCACTAGGGTGTATTTGCTTCAGTACAAACATTACGTCTTCTTTGTATGTAGAGTCGACCGAGTTGGGCTCTGTGTAGTCGTAGCCTGTTGACATAGTGATAAAGTCTGTCATGGTCCTCTTCCTGAACTCACCCTTCGTGATGTCGTAAACGCCGTTATCGAAGTTCAACAAGTCCTTGTCTGTGTCGAAGTCTACCTGCTTACAGTACATAACAACTTGAGCCATTTTCTGTACACCTGAGATCCAGCTGCTGCTGCCACTCTTGGTAAGAAAAGTGTTGTATGCGTTCTTATACTTCTCGTTTTTCATAAACGCAGGGACGTTGTATAGTGTGTCAACTATTCTCCCCATGTCGCGCAGAAGGAAGAAGTCAGAGGCTTCCCACGAATCAGAAGATGTGTCGAAGGTATACCATTGCTTATCTCTGACTTCGTATAAGTACTTATTGTCAGAGTAGCGAGCTTTGACTACCTCTGCAAACATCCTGTGGGACTGGCAGCACATGTTCATCTCGTAAATCAAGTCATTCATGCTCGCTTCAGGCAGCTCAACCACAGAAAGATCGAATGCTTCATCTAGTTCCTTTACAGTCCACTGCAAAGGCAGCTTGGTTTCAGCCGTGATTAGGTTCAGCAAACGGCATACTTCCTCTTTTCCTCCTGGGTACTTGTCGACGTTTTCTTTCAAGAGTTTGAATCCGTCGTACTCGTAACTTGTAAAGACGTAGCCAGGCGCTTCTGGTCTCTTCATGAGATCAGTAGTGTTGTGGATAGATTCCATGACGAACTCTACTACGTTTCTTTCTACAGTCTGTAAATAGAGAGCCATAAACGTCTTTAGTGTCTTTGTACCGTGATTGTCGTTGGATTCTTTTCTTTTGTTTTGTGCTATCTTGTGCAGAGCAGGGTTGTGCTCCTGCAGTGTCTTTGCTACATCCAGCAGACATCTTTGTAGAGACGAAACGAAGCCAGTGGGTTCTATAGGAATGCTGTATCCGTGTTCTCTCATGTCTTCTCTGTATTGGTCATATCCTCCCATGAAGAAAAGGCGAATAAACAACTGCTTCACCAGCCACTTGTCTTGTGGTTTGATATTCCAAGCATCCATGTGGAGTTGTATGATGTCGTTTCTGTTAGACACGTAAGCACGCAGTGGCCCAGGAACAGGAGCTCCGTATCTGCTGAGCACGTACAAGATTGCAGCTGGTTGGCAATTGACAATGTCGAAGTCGTAGTACTCGTCTGCCACTGTATGGCGCACAGGCCTACGCATACATGTGAAGCCTAGAGACTTTCCCACATTCATTCTACCGTACAAGTGCTTGTTCGGGTAGTAAGTCACTATGACTCCTCTTACTTCGTTGTTGTACGCTGCTGCGTAGTCAGTAATTTGCTTTTTCTCGTTTTGGTAGACTCTCTTCAGGCTGTCGACGAACCAGCACGCCTTGGATGTCCATTCAGCAAGGAGGTAGTCCGACGCAAGAAGAGCGTCTAGTTTTCTTGAACAAACGCGCTCCACAATAGTGTTGCGGGAAAGAAAAGAGGTTCTGTTTGGGACGGCAACAGTAAGAGATTCCATTCTGTACTTTATAGGACGAAAAAAAACTTTCTAAAATTGCGTTTAAAAATTGGGTTTGATAATGAGAGATGTGAAAAACGAGGGAAGGCCGGTGAAAGTCAAAAATGGCTCATTTTCACAGAGGGAGATGGGGCTCTACCGGTAAGAGACAGTAAGGGGTCAGTGCAAGTGAAAAGTGAAAGATTTCGTATTTCTAGCTTTCTCTATATAGGCTAAAAGCATGTTCTGTTGTTCCATAGAGAACAAGGAACATGAATATTCCTATATATATACTACTATTATCTATATTATCTCTATTTTTCACTAACTGTATAATAGTATTAATACTGTATATATCTCCTAAATTACTTAGTAATTACAGTAAAGGTGAAATAGGTGAAAGTTATGTGAGAATTCTTCACACCTATCTTACGCACACAGGGTGCAAATAATTTCTTACGTTTAGATATACAGTATGTCAGAGGCACTCACACCACACCTTACCAGAGAACAGTACAGGAAAGGATACCTCTTAAACATGGGTAAACAAATTGCTAACGAAGCATACAATCTCCAAGCTGTAGAAACCTACCTTTCTCAAGGTGAGTCAGCTGCAGACGCTATAAACGACTCCGCAACGCTCACTCAAGGTATCCCATTGGCAACCTTGAAAGCCATTAATGCAGTTAAGTACAGAGAAACAGTAGAGAACTCTACAGCTGCAGTACAACCGATGAGCTTGAAAGAACAGCAATTCTTGTACGCTGGAGCAGACGGCCTCAACAACCTACTTAAGTCTATGATGCAAGGAGGAAGGAAAGTTCCTCAATACTTGTTTAGGCAGGTAGTTGCGGACATTATGAGGCAAGCAACAGGTTCCGTTCCAACACAGATTGACCCTCTTATTGCAGTTGCTGGAAGCGACACTATAGACGAAATTAAGAACTCTACAGGTGCCGCCTCAGCTGTACCTAACACTGTTGTAAACAAAGTAAGACCAAACAGACAAACGGGAATGCCAGAAAGCAATCCTGCAAAAGAAATAGAAAAAAGCCAGCAAACAGGATTTAATGACGCGAACGGCAACGCTGCGGACGATCAGCAACTGCCTGTTGTTCCTGACCGGTTAGACTTTGACAGCATATTCGCCGGAAGATCTGGAGGACAGCTTCCTCCTGAAGAAAGGCAAATAAATTTTAGAGGATTCGAGCCAGAGGAATCTGATGACGATGAAGAAGGCGATGAAGAGGATTCTGAAGAAGATGACGACGAAGAAGAAACAGGAAAGAAGAAAAAAAAGAATTGGCACAATCTATGGGGATTAGGAGGGGGAGTACAAGGAGGAAGACTTATAGGAAGAAACAGTGTTCCTACTGGAGTGGAACACATGTATCAAAGATCGATACGTGGCAGCGGCCTTGCTGCTCCAGGAAAGAAAGCCAAGAAAGTGGCTCCTCCAAAAAGAGCTCTTGCACCATTTGGTAGGTATGCTATAGACTTG